CAGTATTTAATTGATTTGCTTGCTCTGTAGGATCACGATCAGTAGCCATTGCAGCGTTTAGGCTTTCTAAAGCTGATGCTGCTGCTGTTGCAGTATCTTTAATTTCATTAAACTTACCTTTTGAACCCACTGTAACCTTAGACGCAATTGATGCAAACTCAGAAGATGCATACATTGTATATATCTTTTTAGACGCTTCTTCAGCAGATACTCCCATTGCAATCAGTTGCTCTTTTAATCTTATTGCAAGAGCTTCTTGTTCATCTGCACTTGTCTTGTTAATTAAAAGAACTTGATCCGAGTAGTTATCCTTAACTTCTTTTTTAAGCTTCTTATACTCTTCGATAGTAACATTGATTGGAGTTCCAGAACCCTGCATGCTTTCGTATAAAAGCGTGTTTCTTTCTTTAAGAGCTTTTGCATTAGCAATTGCTTCTTTAATCTTATCGTTAAAGTTTGTAAATTTAAGTCCTGCTTTTTCTGCTTGTTCAGCAGTCATTCCGTAACCTAGAGCATTTAAGCGCATTGATTCTTGATGAGCCTTGTATCTGTTTATAGCAATTCCTATAGCCAGTGATCCAGCTCCAACTATAAGATTTAATCTTGTAAGTGATTTTGCTGCGAAGGCTCCCATCTTTGCAAACTTTCCACCTTCTAATGAAGCTTTTTCAAGCCTCTCTCCATACTTTGTCAATACCATTAGGTCTTTACCGTTAACAGTAACTCCCTCTAAGGCTTTAGTTGCTCCTATTGGAGCTGTAAGCTTACCCTTGCTTGTCATTGGAGCTTTTGCTCCACCACCGAACCCGCTGCCTCCCATGCCAAGCATAGATCCGAGCATCATTCCTATGAAATCTCCGCCTGGAATACCGCTTGCTTTTCCTGCTGCTTGACCACCGTATGCTCCTAGCATTTGCATAAGCATCATCTTAATCATTCCGCCCATATTGTATCCTTGAGCAATTCCATATTTATTACTTGGAACAATGCCGCCTGAGTTTCTAGGAACAAATAGTTCTGGACCCTTTTCTCCAACAATGTAAGGCTGTCCTGAATTAACTGGGCCGCCCATTTCTCTTTTTTCTAAACCAAATATAATTTTCTTTAAAGATTCTGTAAGCGGGGTATCCTTTTTAGAATCCCAATTTAAATATTTGTTTCGCAAAATGTCTTTATCAATTGGAGAAAGTTGTTTAATTATGTTTCTGTCTCCAATAAGATCTGAAGCGGCTGATCTTATTACAGAGTCTAGTACGTCTGGCTCAAGTCCGTTCTTTAATTTACCATCTGGCATCTTTACATATCCGTAAGGTTTTTCTTTTGCTAGTGCTGCCGCAAACTTGTCATAGAATAATTTTTGAGTATGCTTTCTTAAACCTGTGTTTGCAAATAGCTTGTCGGCCATTTCAATAGATAGAGAGTTCACTCCCCATGGAGCTGACTCGTACATACTTGGCTTAGGTGCTCCTGTTGGACCAAAGCCTGCACCAATTCTATGCATTGCTCTACCCTTAAGAACATTTCCGATCATTCCACCAATGTTAAATCCGTTTGAATCATTCTTAAAATCGTTATCTGATAGGCTTGCAGCGTGACCCTTTTGTCTACGCTTTAATTCATCTGCTGCAATCATTTTAGCAATAGCTGCTGGTGTCATTTGTTTCTTTGGAGTAATTTCTATTGATGAATGAAGAGCATGAAGATCTCTATAATTTTCTCTTCTTGCATCAGATAGTCTTTGAATCATTGCATTGTAGACAACCGTCTCTTCTGGATTTAAATCAAATCTAGATATTGTCTGCTTTAGTCTTGGAAGAACATTTTCAATTTCATCCAACATTCTTTGATGATATTGATCTGCCGTCATACCCTTTGGGATATCTGAAGTTGCTTCAGCAAAGAATTTCTTTGTGTTACTTCCCTTTACTCCAAGAAGGTTGACAAATGCTTGATGCTTAAATGAAGGCATTGTTGCAGAATAATCTGAGTCTCCAGAGGCTGTGTTAAACACACCTGAAGTTCCACCGTCTGCAATACGATTCCCTCCTAAATTACCTCTAGCTAAGTCTTTGTCTCCACGCAATGCAGATAAAGCTAATTGCTTAAAGTATGTATCTTCATCAAATGTGTCAGGCATATTTGCAAAGTCTGTGTCGTACTTAGACTCTAATGCTAATATTTTTCTGCGGCCTGCTGGATCCGTTGGGTCTTTAATTACAACAACTCTTTGGTTGGGAGCCTTTAATCCATTCTCAAGATCATTAGTAATTTCATTAAATCTTGATTCAGCAAGTGCTCTTTTTTCGCTTACTACTGGTTTAACAAAAAACTTTTCTCCGTTTCTAGAATATATTCCACCTATTCCACCAACTGGGAAGCTGTGGCCCTTGTCGTCTGATTGTAGTTTTTCATCATAAGTAGTTACTTGATCTTTGCTGTATCTAGAATTTTTAACCGCTTGATCTGCTTTTTCCATGGCAGCTCTTGCTGCTCTCTGGGCTTCAACCTGCTTAATAGTTTTAGGCATTCCCAAGAACATTGCTTTGCCGCCGCCAAATAATCTTTGTGCAAACTTTCCTGGAATTTCTCCACCTTGTGCAAATCCTCCTTCTATTTCTCCGCCTTTATTTGCAGCTCTTGCTATCTGACCAAACCCAAGACTTTTAGAAGCTACTCCTCTTCTCATTAATCTAAATAGTTGTGGGAGAGAAATAATTCCTTTCTTTCTATCTAGAATTGCTTGTGGAACTGTTGTACCAAATCTTTTTAGCCAAGACCTGTCCTGTAGTGCTATTGCTTTATCTGTCATAAGAACTTCGTCTGGAAAATAAGAGAATGTTGAACCTTTTTGTCCCTTTATTCTTAAAGCACTTCTTACATCATTTGCTGCTGTATTTAAATCTGCTTCTCCCCAAAATGCCTGTCCAAAGTTTCCAGCAGATTTATATCCCCATTTAGCATCTGGGCTAGTGTGTGTGCTGTGCAAGTTTGTTGCAGAGACCTTTCCATATTTATCTATTACCCATTTGCCGCTTTTTTTCTCAAAGCCTAAATCTTTAAATAGCCTATTAACAAAATCTTGTCCGCCAAACTTATCTGGATTATTATTAATGTAATCTAACATGGCTGGAGTAGGTCTAGCGTCGCTAGCACCAATTCTTCCAACTGCGTCTGTGTTAAGTTGTCTTCGGTTCTTTGGATCTACATTAGAGTTAGCATCTCTTACAAGCTTAACCGCAGTATTAAATTGTGCTTGTCTTATCTCTCTCCATACCTTTTTGTCTATAGTTCCATTTTCACCCATTGCTCCGTCAGGTTTAGGTAACATTGCTTGTCTATAGTTTTCGCTTGCTATTTCAACTGCTTGATCAATAGGGATACCCTTATTATTTAAAACAGTTGCATCATGCATTACGCTTCTATGAGCTAATTCTTTTTGCCATCCGCCAACATTGCCCTTTTCTGGATCAAATGCATTTTGATATCTTTCTTGCAAACGTAGAATTTTTTTCCAAGTTCCCCAGTCAGGATTTCCACCTTCAGATAATCCAAATCCAGTATTGCCTGGACCTCCATTTAATGAATACATTAAAGGCATATCTTTTTGTGCAATATCTGCTGGAATGACAGCCTCTCCTGGTGTCAATACAACAGGAACCTGTCCGCCCCTATTCCTATATACTGGTCTTCCACCAAGTAGGTTTTGAATAATTGGCATATTGGCTTCTGTGCCTGCTTTGTTAATTACAAAAGATCCTTCTTCAGCCGTTGTATGATAAGTATCTGTGTTTCCAGTTCCTGGAACTATACCGCCCTTATTAAATTTAGGCTTTGTTGTTTCAATATTATATCCTGCACCTGAAGTCCTAACTCCGCCCAGTGCTCTTGCAATTCTATCCACAAGAGTTTTTGTAGGACCCTTATGAAACATTTCTTTCATGTTAGATTTCCCAGTAGCTGGATCTACCACTGGTTGGGATGTAAGTGGAACGGTTGTTAAGTTTGCAGTTCTTCCCATAGTGCTTGCAGTTAATGCAGTAGTTTCCGCAAGCATTGCTTCAACTGTTGCATTTAATTGAAGTATCTTTGCTCTTGCTTGATCTACTGTTATTTTGCTAGCCTGAAGTTGCTTAACAATTGCTGCAGTTTCTTGTGCTGCTAAGGATGTAATTTCAGTAAACTGTGGAAGTAAAGCTTGATAAGAATCAGATAGACTTGAAGTAACTGTGCCTGTTGACATAACTTCTGCTTTTAATAATTTAAGTTCCGATTCAGACTGCATTGCAATTGCAGCAGTCATAGCATGCCATTTTGCTGCTTCTTGTGCGACAATTCCTGTTGATATTCCATTTACAGATGTAACGCCAGGAATTCTTGGAAGATCTTGATTCATGTAGGCCTGTGGGTTATTTCCAATTCTAATGTTTACTGGCTTAGCTCCTGGGACTGTTCCAAAGATTGTTCCCATTTGTTCTGTAGCTGTTGGTGTAAAGTGGGACATATCTCTTGTGTAAGACTTACCTACTAATGGATTATTCTTATCAACAATTCTTTGTCCGCCTGGTGTTCCCGCTGATATTACTGACCCTGCAACTGTTGAAATTCCTGGTTGCACTGCAACTTTTGCTGAGTTTGCTTTTATTTCAAGATTATCAAATGATGCTGCAAGAGTGTTTATTGCATTTGTTAATACAACTGTTGCCTCTGTGTCTGAATAGAATGATGTAGCAAGTCCTTTTGCCGCAGCGTCTGCTGCCATAATTTCTGGTGTTAAAAGCTTAAATCCTTGACCACCTCTAGCTAGTTGTCTTAGATGAAAAATTCCCTTGATAACATATCCAATAAAGTTACCCATTACACCAGCCAACATAATAAGCGGTCCAGATACTGCGGTTATTCCTCCTAGTACATTTAGGAATGTCTTTACTGGCTGAGGAAGCTTCTGGAAGAATTTAATAATTCCATCTACTACTTCTAAAACCTTTGTGCTAATTGTTAAAAATTGATTTCCTACTGCTGCAAGATCTGCTTGAACTGAAGCAAGGGCTCTCTTAAATTTACCAGAGGCTGACTCTGTCATCATTCCTAATTCTCGGGATGATATGTTTGCAAGATCTGTTGCACTTGCCTTCATGAGATCCATTACTTGAAGTGTTTGAGATCCTTCTTTTCCTAAGTTTTCAAATAGGGCAGACATTCTTGCGTACTGGAACTTGCCAAATAGCTGCTCGATTGCTCTTGACTTGCTTAGTGGATCTAAATTATCTAATGCTCCCTGAAGTTCCATAATTGTTGCTGTTAAGTTACCTGCGTTAGATGTTACAATTTGATCAATGTTTATTCCAAAACCCGTAAACATTTCTTTGGCAACCTTTGTTGGGTTAATAAGAGAAGCCATTGCTGACTTGATTGCGTTAGCACCTTCTGATGCGTTTACTCCGCCTTCTTTCATTGCAGTTAAATACAATGCTAAATCTTTTACGTCTCCACCTAGTGACTGTACTACTGGGCCTGCTTTAGGAATTGCTTCAACTAAATCGGCAAGGCTTGTTGAGGTTTGGTTTTCAACTGCGTTAAGGAAGTCAATTGATTGCGTTAATTCATCTGTACTGGACTTAAATGCATTTTGAATAGCAAGAGTTGCCTTCATGGCTTCTTGTCTATCAACTTCTCCAAGTACTGCAAGTCTGGATGTTTCTTTTGTTGCCTTGAGTAGTGCTTCGCCCTGTTGTCCTGTTGCGGCTAAATCTGCAGCAAGTCCGATTGTATCTTTATATGCAATACCATAAGAGCCAGCAATCTCTCTTGCAGTGTCTGAAACATCTTTTCTTACTTTTGCAAGCTCTGTTGCAGATACGGCAGATAGACCACCATAAACCTTTGTTAGTCTTACTAACTCTTGATCTGCTTCTCTAAACGCTTTTTGTGCAGCCATTCCAAATGCTGCTAAAGGTACTGTTAGTCCTACTGTTAACTGACGACCAGCCCACTGAGTATTCTTACCCCAGTTAATAAGTTGATTGGATCCATCAAGCATAACCTTATTCATAATGGCTAGCTCTTGTCTTGCAATTGCTGTTCTATTTTTTACTTCATCAAGGCCTTTTGCAACCATTACGTTGTACTGCATTAAGCCCTGTGCGTTTTTACCAATAGGTTGGATGATGGCCTGCTCCATCATTACCTGTTGTTTTGCAAGATCTCTAACTAAAGTGCTTGTTTTTCTTGTATGCCCCTGCCAGGTCTGGAAGTAGTTGTTTAGTTTTAGTTGACCTCTGTCTAGGTTTCTACCAAACTTTTCTACATCTGAAGTAAGGGATACGAAGTGTTGCGAGAACTGGCCTGTTGATGTAAGCGTTGTTGCAAACGCTTTATTCATTACTGCAATTTGATTTGCAAGCTTGGCGTTAGTTCCCGCTGTAACTTCTTGTAATTTTAAGAGTTGGGCAGTAGTCGCAGCTAGTTGGGTTCTTAAGCCCGTAAAGTCTGCGTTGGCGGTAATATTAGTGGTGATTAAATTATCTGCCATATGTATATGTTACTCTATAGAGTATCCTAATCCTGCTCCAATGCCGAATCCAGCTTCGCTGGCAAATGCTCCTTGTAGTCCAACAACATCATCTGCTGATGCGTTTATTCCAAGTGCTCTTCTTCTAACATCTTCGAAAGACGACTCCTCCTTATTTTCATTACTGCTTTCATTTAACTCAACACCTTGAATCGAAGCTAAGAACTTTCTTTTCTCTGATTCCGTTTTTTGCATTGACTTAAAAGTCTGGACCATCTCTGGCATTGAAAGATTATCTTCTAGTTCTTCGTAATTTTTCCAATTACCTAAAAGAAATACTTCCCCTTCTAAAGCGGCTAGATCTAGTTCTGACCAGCCAGTACTGCTGCCGCTAGTAGGTTTGGGTCGTCCATCTTAATTCCTCCGCAGATCTCAAGAATGCGGTTGATTGTTGGAACGTCAAGTGTATCTTCAAATGCGTCTTTATCCTTTACGAGCTCAGGCAATTGCTTTTCTAGGGCTACTGCACATGCTTCGATAAGAATCGTGAGTGTTTCGTCTTCTGATGTTACTTCTTGTGTCTTCTGAATGACTTTCATAAACTTGCGAAGCTCTTTAATTGTTAAAGGCTTAAGTTTAACTGTTGCGCCATTTTGTAGCTGAATTTCTTCAACATCGTATACTGTTGTTGCCATTTAATCCTCCTCGGATCTAGTCTTAATTATTGTATCATATTGACAATATAAGGGCAATAAAAAACCCCCCAATTGCTTGAGGGGAATTTTATTAATTAATTAATATTAATTATAGCCAGGTGCGGTCTACGATTGTACCGTATTCTGCGCCTGCGTCTGCTGATGCTCCTGATGGAAGCAAACGGAATGTTACTGGGAATGTTGATGCTGCGTTACGAGCCAAAGAGAACTGTGACTGTTGTACAGAAAGAACACGACGAGCATAATATACACGCTCTGTCTTTGATGATGCTGCAGTTGTTGGAGCTTGTCCGACTGCAACTAATTGACGCTCAACTGGAGCTTCTCCTAGTGCACCTGCTGCAAGACCTAGCTTCTTACCTGATTCAGTAAGAGTTGCTGCTGATTGTCCGAATACGCCAAGAACGTTCTCAAGAGTACCTTCTGCGAATTCTGTTGCAATCATAACTTCCATTGTCTCCTTGAATAGCTTTGCTGAGTCAAGAAGCTGATCTACTGTTACTGAACCGTATGATGGGTTGTAAGTAATTTGAAGACCATTGTTTGTGTAACCTACGTTACGGTATGCAGCTCCTGTAGTTGCTGATGCTGTTCCTGATGCGTCTACGTCTACTCCGTTAAGAGTTGTGATGTATGACTCACCTGCTACATAACCGACTACTGGTGTTCCAGAGCCTGCTGTACCGTTCTTAAATGCTGGAACTGTCTTGTTGCGTCCAGTTGCACCTGATACTGCTGTGCCTGGAATCAAGTTTTCTACGTATCCTGATGTAGTAGAATCTTCTACTGACAAGAATAGTGGTGACGCACCAACAAGAATATTTCTAGCATTACCTGTGTTTTGTGCCATGTTGTAAAACCTCCATTAAATAAATATATATATATTGACTTGCTGTAAATCAAGCTGGCTAGGCTCATTTCCTCTTAGTCCAATTTTACTGGATTAACCCTTTAAAAGCAACTAGGCGAATCTGCCCAGGCTGTCGGTGACTCTGGAGTACTTGACCTCTAGTATTACGTCTGATGATAAAAAGCCCTGAAGTTCAAGAGAAGGGTCAATTGGAGAAGTTTCTGTGATGTGAATACTGTGGAAAATTAACTTGTTGGTAGATTTTAAAGAATTGACATCTTTTGCCGACTCGTCCATTCTTCTAAATAGGTCGGTCATTAGGTTTCTGATCTCATATATTTCTGTTATATCTGTTGAGTATATGGTAAATAAAACCTTCTCGCAGCAGATTAACCAGTTTTCTTCGTATGACATTCCGATCTTATCATATACGATATGCTTCTTGCCATTTAGGAATTGATCCATCTCTGGCAATTGTTGAACTGGGACAATAGGAACTATCTCAGACCCTAAGTTATCTGAGTAGTAGTCATCTGGATCAAATAGGCCAGTCAGCTTTAGTTGTGCCCACAAAAACTTGCGAAGCTCAAACATTGCATCTATCTTGTAATCTGCTGTCATAGTGACCCTCCAAATGATGAGCTTAATGCTGCATCTGCCTGCATTCTTATTTTACCAGCACTAAAGCTATACTGCACCTTTTTAATATTAATTGGAACGCTTAAAGCCCTTGTGATCTTAGAATTAAATATCCTTTGAAAACCAGAAGACTTTATTGAAGAGTTTACTAGTTGCCCGCCAAAGAATCTTCCATACGTAAGTGCAAATTGATTTGTTGCAGATTTACCTCCAGGCCTCTTAACGGTCACAGAGGTACCTTTAGGCATAAAGACCGTTGAGCCATCTAATTCAAATACTAAGCGCTCTGCGGACTTTGGACGAATTACTATGGGCATTCCCTCTTCCATCACGGAAGCCTTGTTTGCAAATACATATTTTCTCTTTTGTTTTTTATTTTTAGATGGCACGGCTGATTTAGATAATTTAAAATTACGGCCTATTCTAAATGAAAGTCCGCCTGTGTCTATTAAATATAAATCAAATAATCTAAATGCAGGATTTCCAGTCTTGTTCCATTCATATACATGGTGCAGGCTTCTAGGCTTTGTTCTTGCTTGGGCATCCACATATTGACCAAAGTCTTTTTCTATTTGATTGAATATCGTTGTTTTAAATAAATTCTTAAACTCAGCATTAGATGTTAACTTAGAAAGAACCGTTGCTTCATAATACAAGAATGCAGATATCTGTGCTACTGTGCTATCTCTTATTACTCCTGGAGCTGACCCTGCCATTAATCGTTCTAGACCACTGGCGGTTTGTAATAGTGCTACGCTACTGTCCAATTACCTGGTTCTCCGATCTTTTAACGGTTGTATTGTAACCAATAATTCCGCCCATCGGTTCTGTAATTGGAGTAACTCCCATTACTTCAAATACTGTTGGCGTGTTGCTTGGAAAGTTAATCTCTTCCCAAATAACAGTTCCGTCTAAATTTCTAATGTTTGTAACCTTTTCGTTAAATACTAATTTGGATGTAGTTCTTATTTGAATCATCTGCTCATTAACATATTTGTTTGAAAAGGTCTGCTTGTCTCCAGATCTATTGGCTGTAGAATTACTAATAGTTCCTTTTGCACTGCATGCAATAGTTCTATTAAATTGCCACTCTTTCTTTAAAGATCCAGTCGCTGGGTCCTGTGTTTCAAATTGCCTATATATATCAATAAGCATTGGAAGAACGGAGTCGACAAGATCATACATTAGATAAGGACCATTTGAGATATAACATGTGGAGCAAGCAATTGATCTGCATATAGATTACCTGTTCCTGTTGACGCTGATCTGTTATATTCAAAACTCCAGTCAAATGTCTTAATAGACTTAATGTACTTGTTTCTCCAGACCTTGTCCTTTGAGAAATAGTCTTTCATTAGTTCAACTGTTGCCATCTGTACTTGAGCAGGAACTAGGTCCCATCCAAATTCGCCAACAATCTTGTACTTAACATTTTTAGAAAAGACTCCATTGTATGTGTCATTAATTGTTGGAGGAACTAGACCGTTTGCGACATATACTGAATTGTCTAAAAGGTTTACTCTATTAACTCTTATTCCAAAACCTGTCTCTGAAACGATTGGGTCATATAGCCAGTTATTTACCTTTGGAGTAGATAGATTATCCACTAACAAGATATCATTAGAATAGATTTGATAAATCCGATTTAACTTAGATGATAATGGAAGGGTATCTGATTCGTCTCCGTAGATAATCTTAGTATCTGGATATAAGTAGAACTCTTGTCCTGTGTAGTCTTCAACTATCTTTCTTGCATATCGTTCAGCCATCTGAAGATCTGCGTATGTTTTATAGTTAGGATCACTTGGATCCGACCCAAAGTTCAATTCATCTATTTGCTCATTGATAGAAATATATGGAGTTACAACATTTACATAAGTTGTATGAGTTCCTATCTTTGATGGAGCTATGGTGTATTCCCAGACAAGTTTTAGTTTTCTGGGATACCCTGAATAAGAAAATGGAAGCACGACTTGATATGTGCCGACATCTGTTTCAACAGCTGTTCCAGTTAAGGTAAGTAATAAATTGGTAGAAGATATAACGTTGGCAGGGTTTTGAGTAATGTCATAAACCTTTGCGGTTACGTTGCCTGTAGGTGATGCTAATTCACCCTCCCAGTAGATCTTCGTTCTGATTGGTGAATTGCTGTTTACATATATCTCTGCCATTTTATAAGCTTAGATTAGTTGTAATACTCCTGAACTTCCTTTGGAGTTGCTAATCTAAAGCCCTCCTCCTTATCAAAAATTTCTTGAGCATTTTCTTCTGTCATTGCAATAAAAGGGTGCTCTTTTGTAAATGTAAATCCAATGATATCGTATCTGAAGTTTTCTCTAGTCATTCTAACTAGAACTGTATCTTCTGGCTGAGCATCTAGGTTAAATCTAGGAAGAATCTCTTCTGCGTCTTCGTTAAATTCATCTGTTGCGTCTTCCATATCTTTAATAGTTTTTTGATAAACAGACCAAGTGACTCCCTCTTCCGCAAGGGCGGCTACGATATCTGTCTTACTTTTAATACCATCAGTATCAACTGCAAAGTCCTCTGCAATTTTTCTGAGTTCTGCGACCTTCAATGTCTCAAATGACATATATTTCTCCTTTGTTAGGTTCTTCAATTATAGCATTGATAAATTAAAATGAAAAGCCCCTAAAATTAATTAGGGGCCTTTCGAGGGTTTTATCTTAAATTAATTAAGAAGCAACCTTAACGTTCTTTACAACTACCCAAGCGTCTGCCTGCTCGATTTGAACGCCAACACGAGTATACATTGTGTACTCAATTGTGTCCTTACGTGGCTGGAAGAAACGGTAAACGGTTACATCACGCTTGATACCAATAACTACGTTATTTGGGAATGTCAAGTGGATATCTCCATGTGAACCTGTTGGTGTTGCGTATGTACCAGTCTGTGTCTCATTAAGTAGTGGAACTTCAACAATCGGAATACCGAATGCGAATGGTGCCACATATCCTGCTGGTCCACCTAGTGGTGCAACTCCACCACGGATTACGCTTGAAGCGATATCTTGTGGAATTGTTTGGTTTGTTCCAATGCTGTTAGCATATAGGAAATCCTGAATCAAGTTTGATCCAGCAAGGAAGCGAAGGTCTCCACGACGTTGCTTGTACTTACGTGGCATAGCCTTAAGTGCCTTGTTGAATACTTCACGTGATACTGCGGCTCCAGCTGCGTCTACGACACGACCTGATGCCTTTGCCTTCTTTACAACGCCATCGAATGACTTGTAAAGAGCGTCTGAAGAAAGTGATGTGTTTCCGTTAAGGATAACATCTTCAATGTCATTTCCTGCTTGTGTTGCCATCAAGCGGGCAATGTGATCTTCTAGGTCTGCGCCTTCAATGTTGTCTTCTAGAGACTCTGTTGAAAGCTCCCAGTCCATGCGGAGTTTCTTTGTTGTCAAAGAGATTTTTGAGAAAGTTACTGCATTGTTAGATGCTGTATCGTCTGCCTCAGTTGCAAGCTTCATAAGCTTCTCACCAACGGACATACGGTCAATCTCGGCTGTGTCTGACTTCATACGAACTGTACGTGCGACCTTACCGATTACGGTTGCGTCGAACATATAGTCAAGGAAGCGAGCTGATTGTTCTGGGTTAAGAAGTCCACCATTACCAGTTTCTGATGCACGGTGTGTTCCTGTTCCACCAGTTGTTGAGGCAAATGTGCCTGTAGCTGTAGTTCCAGCTGCAACTGCTTTTTCTAATGTTTCATTGCTCATTATTTTATACCTACCTTAGTTGAATATTTCGTTTACGGAACCGAGGAAAGAACCGTTCCATTTAGATTTTTTGATTGTTACTTCTTCTGATCGGCCAAGATCTGAAGACTTCTTGATTGCAGTCTCTGATTCTACTGCGTCGACACGCTTTTGTACACCATCAATCGTGTTCTTGATGTTATTTACAGCGCTTGAAAGTGCTGTGTGTTGTTCTGCCAACTCTGAAATTCTAGCATCTACGCTCTTGCTGAAAGTTTCAACAGTCTCTTGGATTGTTGTTACTTGTGCTGCATTTGCTTCAGATGCCTTGTTTAGAGTTTCTGAGAAAAAGCCTTTTAGATCGCCTAACATCTTCGCAAAATCAGGTTCATCAACCTTATCTTCTGATACTTCGGCTGCTTTTTCCAGAGTCTCGGCAGGAACGTCTTCTGCTACTGCTTCTGCAGGAGCTTCAGCTGGAGCTGCATCATCTGCAACTACTGCTGTATCTTCAACGGCTGTTTCTTCTGCTACTGCTTCGGCTGGTGCCTCTGCTGCAACATCTTCGACAACTACGTTTTCTGTATTATCTGACATTTCATTACCTCCTTCTGCGTTTGCCTGTTTTGCAATTGTTTGTGTTTCAGGCAACGTAAATCTTGAATGCTTATATGCATCAAGAATCTTGTCTATCTCTTTTGCTTTATTAACGTCTGAGCTTTCAACCCATCCTATTAATTCCGCTGGCTTTCCAGATACTGGAGAGTCGTATGTTTTATCTGTTGAGATAAAAACAGAATCACTGTCTTCACAGTAAAATATGTTTTCAGTTACTACGCCTACTGCAATTCCCTTAGCAATGTATTGTCCATTTACTTTCTGAATAGAAAGGATGTTACAAAGTTCATTTGCTGGTGAATCAACAATAGAAAGCTCAATTAGTTCATAGTTCTTAATAAATCTTACGGTCTTACCATTCGCCTTGTTTACTTCGTTATCTGATTCAAGAATCTTTCCGCCGATTGAAAATCCAGATAGTGTTCCGTCTAGAACCTTCTCCCAAGTATCTTGAGCACCCTTTGAAATGTATGCATCAACATATA